GTGTGGACACTGTCACAGACCTTGCGATACGCTGGACTCATCAATTCTGATAAGGGATTACGCCGATGACACCGGACGGAAAAACGAAATTGAAACAATTACTGGTGCAGCATGAGTCTTATAAGCAATTTCCTTATTCTGATATCACTGGTCATATTACCGTGGGTATCGGCAGGAATTTGTCTGATAGAGGGATTTCTACCACTGAAGCTTTTTATTTGCTTGATGATGATATCCTCTATTTCTCTAGTAAGCTTAATCATTTTCTTTCTTGCTTTGCTAACCTAGATGAAAGCAGGCAAATAGCCCTTATTGACATGTGTTTCAATTTGGGGATACAAGGCTTTCTGAATTTCAAAGAAATGATTGCAGCGCTTGAAGCTGGAAATTATGAAGATGCAGCTAAAGAGATGCTAAATTCAAAATGGGCTGAACAGGTGCAAGACAGGGCTACTTGCTTGGCTAACATTATTCGTAGCGGAGAAATTTAACATCACGGATGATTTATTTATCTGAGGTGTTATGCTTAAATTCGAGAACAAAAGTAATGGCCGATTTTATTACATTGAAGTTAAAAGGGATATGTTTGGAGATGGTGTGGTTAATATTATTCGCGGTGGTAACAACATTAGCGTTGAGCGTATTGTTTTTTGTGGTAATGCTCGATCAATACGAGAAAAGGTCAGACAGATTAGTAGGCGTAGAACAGCCAGAGGATATACTTTAATTCAAGGATGATATATGGGACTTTTAAGCCTGATCGGACTGGGCAATGAATTAGCAAAGCCAATTGAAGCAGTATCAAATCTTTATACCACTGACAAAGCCAGAATATGGGCTACTACGGCTCAGGAAGAAGTTGAGCAGCAAAGAGGATTGGCGCAGCTGCAAAACGATGGAATCATGGCAGCTTCCGCTAATTTCTTCACCGAGGCGTGGCAGCCGATGATCGCTTGGACTGCTGGATTGTGTTTGGCACTTTATTACATCCCACAGCTTATTGTTATCAATTTGGTATGGTCGCTTCACGTTCTTGAATCAGGGCATATTCACACTTTCCCAATTAATCCCGATGACTTAATGCACCTTGTTTATATGCTATTCGGCTTCGGCGGCTACAATATTGCCAAGAAGTTGATTAAATAAATTTTATGCGTATAATTTATTCAAGGTGAATTTAATTCCAAGGAGCAGGAAAATGGCGCACAAAGGACATCACGCGAAAGTTAAGCACCACATGGAAAAACACGAACACCACGCAAAAAAAGCAATGGAACACGCTCATATGGCAAAGAAAATGATGAGCAAGCCAATGGCTGGATTATCGAAAGATAATGAAAAAATGATGGCCAAAAAAGGCGATAAGAAAGGAAGCAAGTACCCATGAATGCAAGATGTTTATCTTGTCTAGGCCGAAAAACTTTGCTTTCTCTGGGTAACATGCAGAAAACATGTCCTTATTGTTTCGGCCTTGGATACATAAAAGAAGAAAACAAAGAATTAGTAACGTCCTTAGCAGAAGTTCTGGAAAAGCCCAAACGAGGGCGCAAACGTAAAGTTTTTAGCGAGAAAGTTTTACAGTGTTAGAGGTTTATTTAACAATTATTTTTTTAGAATTTGTAATGGGTCAATATGTCTGACAAGCCAAAACATCCCGGAGGAGCGCCAACAGATTATACTGTTGAGCTTGGTGATGAAATTTGCGAAGTCATTGCTTCTTCCCCAAAGGGATTAATTGCATTATGCAAAGAAAACCCGCATTGGCCTTGTCGAGAAGTTATTTATCGCTGGAAAAGAAGACATCCGGAGTTCGGTCTCAAATACGCACAAGCTAAAGCTGATCAAATTGAGCCTTTAATTGATGAGTGTATTGATATTTCTGATGACACTTCATGTGATACTTTAATAAGAGTAAATCAAAATGGTGAAGAATATGAAGTTTGTAATACTGAATGGATTAATCGTTCACGACTAAGAGTTGATACCCGTAAATGGTTCGCTTCAAAGTTGGCTCCAAAGATTTATGGCGATAAATTAACAGAAAAAGATAATTCAGAATCGCTCACCGACGCAGTTGTAGCAATGAAAGAATTGGCTGATAAATGCCTGCAACCGAAAAGTTAAATTCTGATTTAATTAATCTTGGGTCAAAATTATTAAGCTCATTCTTTTTGTTTAATCAGTTTTTCTATGAATTGAGAACAAAACGCGAATTCCTTATCAGCAATCCATTACACCGTGAACCGCATGTTCAGACAATTTGTCGCGAATTAACAGATGTATTCTTGCTTAAAACACCTAGATTAATGATTAATATTCCACCCGGATTTAGCAAATCCACGCTATGCCAAAACTTTATTGCGTACTGTATGGCGTGGTATCCAGATTGCAGGTTTCTTTATTTGTCACATTCATTTGACCTTGCAGCGACTCATACGCATACAATTAAAAAGATTTTGGAACTGCGAGAATATAAAGAATTATTCAATGTGCATTTACGCAGAGATCAATCTGCAAAGGATTTCTTTGAGACTACAGATGGTGGAGCGGTCGCTGCATTTGGTAGTAAAGGCTCAATCGTTGGCCGTGATGCTGGATTACCGGGATTAAAAAGATTTAGTGGCTGTTTATTATTGGATGACATGCATAAACCAGACGAGGTACACAGTGACACAATCAGAGAAAAAGTACATAAAAACTATTTCGAAACAATTGAAACAAGATTACGAAGCGCAAACGTCCCAGTGGTTTTTATCGGGCAGCGATTACATGAAGACGACTTATGCGCGCATTTGCTCAACGGGGCAGATGGAATGCAATGGAAACATGTGTGTCTCAAAGCCTTAGATGATAATGGTAATGCACTCTATCCTGAAGTGATGCCAAAATATAAATTGCTTACCATGAAAGACAAACAACCTTATGTTTTCAGCGCACAGTATCAGCAAGAACCAGTACCGGCGGGAGGCGCACTATTCAAGCAAGAATGGTTTGAAGCGGTTGAAGAACCGGAAATATTAGCAACCTTTCTTACATTTGATGGAGCTGAGACAGAAAAGCATTATAATGATGCTACGGCCATGAGTTTTTGGGGGTTGTATAAACTCAAACATGAAAATATTGATCTCGATCTTTATGGGTTACACTGGTTAGATTGCTGGGAGGAATGGGTTGAACCGAAGGATTTGGAACAATTATTTATGGATTTCTATGCTGGCTGTCTGCGTCATCCTGTTAAGCCTACAGTTAGCGCTATTGAGAAAAAATCTACTGGAACAACCCTCTTGTCATTGCTTAAAAAACGACAGGGACTATCCCTCATTGATGTCGAGAGATCGGTTGCTGATGGCAGCAAGACAGATAGATTCATAGAGATGCAACCCTATATTGCAAGCAGGCAAATAACATTACCTCTGTATGGCAAGCATAATTCAAAAGTGATAAAACACATGACAGCAATTACAGCAAGTAACGTACATAAACGGGATGATATTGCTGACACATGCCAGATTGCGATTGAGATAGCCTTGATTCGCAAATTAATCATCAGGCAATCAGTTAGTGGACAGAAAGAAAATGATGATAAGGTTAAACGCGTATTGCGCTCACAGATGGCGGCTCAGAAGTTGAGGAATAAATGATGACAGATAATAACTATAAATTAATAATAAATTTTTTAAATAAACTTTGTGAAGAATTGAGTGATGAAGATTTTATATTTGATAGAAGTGAAGAAATAATTTTCAAACATAACAATAAGCCATTATATAAATCTGAATTTTTATGTATTATTTCAAGTATAAGAATAAAAGATTTTTTAAATAAATTAGGTGAAAATAATGAAACCAATAGCATTCAGCGGAATGATGTGTAACCCGAAAGACATAGAGAAAGAAGGTGAGTTCAAGATTAAGGGCGTGATTAATCCCGCACGTGCTGACCATCCTCAAATCGTGAGATATGAACATTTTCCATCCAGTGCCGAAAGGGACAAGAGATTTGAGATGATAACCAAGTTATTGAAGGAAACGCCGTGAAATTTGAAGAAATGAGCAAACTTGAGCAAAAGAAGTTTGTTAATACTTATCTGCGGGCTACGATAGCCTATTATAAGAAAAATGATAATAAATGCGGTTATCTTGATAAATGGGAATCAGATTTGTTAGCCGAAAGGGAAAATCTGGATAAGGGGATTATTGCTGAGTAGATAATGATTATTTTTTAATCTACAATAGCTCATCGAATTATGGATAATTTGCATGGCATACGGAATTATTGACGAGAAACAGGACAAGAAAGACCCTCAAGCACGTTTGGCGAGGATGAAGGCCAATATCGAGCGAACGAATATATACTGGAAGCCAAACGCTAAACGGTTCCATGAATTCCAGAAGTTTTGTTTCAAGACCGCTATATCTGTCAGTGATAAAGCCTCGTTAAACCAAGTCCAGAAGCCCATTATTGAGTTCAATATCGTCAATGCCCCTTTGTCACGCCAATGCGGTGAGTTCAGCAAACAAGAACCGTCCATTGAAGTATCAGCCAAAGCTGGTAAGAAGGTTGACCCGCAAATCATTGAGTTTTTAGATGGCCATATCCGCTACATTCTGGACGAATCAAAGAAGCGAAATACCCAGTATCATATTTACCGCGATTCCATGTCAGGCGGTTTTAGTAATTTTAAACTATTGACCGAATACGAAGATGAAATGTCATTTGACCAAGTCATCCGTGTGGTACGCGGCAATATGCCGACCATGATTGGCTATGACCCGATGGCGCGTGAAGCGGATAAATCAGATGCAGAGTTTTATTTTGAACTCTTTCCGATGGAAAAAGACCAGTTCAAGCACGAATATCCCGACATTCCCCTTGATCAGTTGGATTTCCTGAAAGCCGATGGAACATTCAACTGGTCATTCAAGAACCAAGATCAATATGTCATTGTGTTAGCAGACTATTACGAAAAAGTAAAAACCAAGAAGAAAATAGTCAGGCTCGCCAATAATGACGTGATGATCAAAAAAGATTATGAAGAAAAATTAAAACAATGGAACTCAGAGAATCATATTGAACAAGCTCCTGCGGTCATTGACGAGCGCGAGAGCGATTTTGTTCATATCAGGCGTTCAAGGATAATGCAAACGCATATCCTTGAAGAAAAGGATACCATGTTTAAATATAACAACTTGGTCTATGTCGATGGAGACTCAGTTATCATCCAGGATGAAGATAACGCGAACATGGAACAGTTCACCAAGCCTTATATTTACCATGCGGAAGGACTCCAACGCCTGATTAATTTCACCGGGCAGGTCATAGCTAATGACTTCGAAAACATGGTTCAGCACAAGTTCATGATTGCTGAAGAAGCATTGCCTACCCAAGAGGAAGCACAAGACGGATGGAATAATGTGCAGAAAGCTGCATTATTAGTCCATAAGGCATTTTCAGATATTAACCCTGATAAGCCTTTGCCGATTCCTCAAGCTGTCAATAGAGTTCCGTTGCCTCCAGAGGTCATGGTTACATTCCAGTCTGGCATGCAGATCATGCAAAATATTCTGGGTTCCTATGATGCATCCCTCGCACAGAATGAACAGCAAATATCAGGCGTTGCGATAGTTGAGGCGGCAACTTTATCCAATGGCGCGGCCATGCCATATGTCATTAATTACATGCAATCCCTGACAACCGTTGCCAATAATATCGTTGACCTCTTGCCAAAATTAACGAAGAACAAAGCCCCAAGGGAATTTCCTGTCATTAAAAAAGATGGCAAGAAAGAAAATGTGAAGATCAATCATCCGGGTGGGATGATGCTGGATTATGACAGCTCTCATATTCAGGTTAACGTTGAGGCAGGTGTTAATTTTGCTATTGCGAAAAACAAGGCATTACAGCAATTAACATTATTGATGAAAATATCCCCTGAATTTGCTGAATTCATGAACGAGATGGGCTTGGAGACATTGCTGGATAACATCGAGTTCAGGAACAGTGATTTACTACGCGCCAAAGTTGAGCAATGGCGGCAGATGAAACAGCAACAGAAACAGAATCAGCCTGACCCAGAAGTAATTAAAGCGCAAGCCACGCAGAAAATGGCGCAGTTGCAAGAACAAGGCATGATGAATGAAATGCAAAAGACTCAGTTAAAGAGTGAAGAACTATCAGCGAAGACTGCATTAGATACTGAGCGCCTCATTATTGAGAAAGAGAAAGCAGATAACGACAGGCTTGAAATACTTGCAAAAATTGGCGAATCAAAGGATAAACTACATGCCGCTGAAAGACGGGCTGAAGCTGAGGAAGAACGCGCAAGGGCTGACCTTGGATTAAAGACAGACCATCAGCATCATACGCAATTCAGGGAGTTAGCAGAGACTGCAATAAAACATCATTCCGCGACTAAGGAAAAGGAAATTAAAGAATGAATTTTAGTGAAGCATTAGAACTAATTAAACAAGGCAAAAAGTTAACGCGTACTGGATGGAATGGACAGAATATGTTTGTGTATTTAGTTCCGGGATCTCAATTCATTGTTAATCGTCATCCGTTATTAGGTATTTATCCTGATGGAACAGAAATAAATTATCGCCCTCATATTGATTTAAAAGCAGCTGATGGTACATGTGGCGTATGGTCAATTTCTAATAATGATGCATTATCAGAGGATTGGAGAGTATTGGAATGAAACCGAAAAAGAATAATTGCAAGCTGAAAGATAAAGTTAAGAAGCATGAACAGAAAGAAGATAAGCTTTACAAGAAGCTTGAGCGCGAAAACAAGAAATTTGAGAAGGGGATTAAGTGATGCCATTAAAAAAAGGTAAATCTAAAAAAGTTATCAGCGAGAACATTAAGGAATTGCGTAACAGTGGCCGTCCTGAAAAACAATCAATTGCCATCGCAATGTCTGAAGCTGGAATATCTAAAAAGAAGAAGGCTAAAAAGAAATGAATTATAAAGACCCGACACCAGAAGAATTAAAGTTAATGCAAGAATTTTCAGAAGTATGCAGTAGAGGAATGGATTTAATAATGAAATGCGAACAAAACATCATGCTCCAACATGCGTCTGCTCGTTTGCAGGAATCTATGGGATGGTTTCATAGTTATGTGATTAATGGGGGCAAGTTGTCGAATGAATCTGTTAACTAAAGTATTTCCCAAGAAAAAATATGTCAGTGAATTTGTCAAACGCCAGAGAGAATTACAATCAAGAATAGGATATAAGGTTTTATGGCTGTCAAAGCCTGCTGAGAAGTTGGCTGGTATTACCTATGTCAAGAAGTTACATGGGGAATTGAAATGATCTTGCAATTGAATCCCACTATTCCGGTATGGGTAAAAGACATTGGTACAGGACAAGCAATAGGATGGATGGATTATTCAAGCGAGCATCATTTGCTTTGGGTTATAGCTCTTGATAGTAATGGAGAAATATGGACAATTCCTAATCCTCAGGTAAGATTGCAAAAGAATTTTAGTATGGGAAGATGTTTATGACTTTATCGTGTGATCCAGCTCAAGAAACATTGTCAGTCTGCATTCATGGTGCGCCTGTGAAGTTTGGACGATGTCTGCTTTGTAATCCAATGGAAAGAAAGACTGTAAATATTGGCGATTTGATAGATGAGTTAATTGCGCTCAGAAATCGCATTGAGGCTTTGCATGAATATAAACTCAGGCAGATTGATGATCACAGGAAATTAAATAAATGGCAAGAAGGGATACAAAAACAAATAAATGATGTGATAGGTTTATTTGTTAAGGCTGATTCTGTACTTGAAAATGACATCATAAAATTGCAACAATCCCGTGAAGCGCATTCTAGAAGTAATAAAGATATTTTTGAGAGAATTGATGGGTTAGAAAAGCTTTACTATTCATCAACTGACGTTGAACAAGTATTATTGAATAGGATTAATGAATTAGAAGATAAATTGGAAAATATAATTCCACGTGTCTGGAGTGCAGAACAAAAAGGCTGCATTGCCATGGATGCAATTGAGGGTAATGGAAGATTTAAAGGTAAATCACCTCATAAATGTCCAATTTGTGATGGAAAAGGAAAACTATATCCTGACAAGCCAGAAACTGGAATGATTTGGGATTTTAAGGATAATAATCAAGTATGTGATTCATGCCAAGGCAAAGGAATATTATGGGGTTAATACCTGTTGCATATTTACGCAGTTAAGCGATAAAATACAGTAAATGCGACTAAGCGCTCTAACTTAGAGAAATTCAACCCTTTGCAGGGGAGAAGCTGCAAAGACTTGGCTTCCCAAGAGAAACAACACCTAGGCACAGGATTAGTGCTGTAAAAGAGGTGTGAATGGATAACGAAACTACTACGGGCTTGCAAGAACAGGCTCCTGTTGAACAACAACCAGTTACACCACAATCTGAACCCGTAACACCAACAGAATCTAAACCTGTTGAAAAGATGTTCCCTCAGTCTCATGTGCAGGCAATCGCCGCAAAAGAGGCGAGGAAAGCGGAGGAAAGGGCTGAAGCAAGGGTGCGCCAAGAATACGAAAGCAGGATGGCACAATCTCAGCAACAGCAGGCTCCAGGCTTGGGCGGTATGCCACAGCAACCATCGCAGGAGGATATCCAGCGATTGATCCGCCAAGAGGCATTCAATATGTCTCGAGAACATCAGGCAAAGCAGATTGAGCATGACTGGATAAGTTCAATGGATGCTGAAAAGGCGGCTGATCCTGAATTCTCGGATTTATACGATGCAATCGGGATTGAACAGCAACCAGGTCTGATATTGGCAATGTCTGGAATGGAGAACAAAGCTCAAGTTGTTAAAGACTTGGCAAAAAATCCTTCCAAATATGCAAATATCCTGATGCTTGCAAATGGGAATGCACCGAAATTGGCACAGATGGAACTGAATAAATTATCAGCCTCCATTAAAGCCAATCAGGACGCGCTCAAACAGCCTAAAGTAGATGCTCCTCTTACCCATCTCAAAGCCTCCAACATTGGCGGGGATGATGGTAACTATGCCACGATGTCTACGACTGATTTCCGAAGTCAGCCTTGGCTTAGAGGATAGTTACTAAAAAAGCATCATCTCCAAAACGGATTTTTTGGAGATTAATGACATGGCAGTTCCGAATAATATTCTACAAACAGTGCAGACTTATCAAAAAGCTGAACTGGCATTTTTATTAAATTCATTTTGTGGTATTTCTTTAAGTAACAAGAAATTCCAGAGATTTAACGAGCTGGTCGCAAACTTGGGCGATACAGTGACTTTCGATAGAGGCCCACGTTATATCACTTATAACGGCCTTGTTATCACTCAACAACAATCCCAACAGTTAGTACAAACCCTTAGTGCTTCACAAAGTGCTAACGTATCCGCTGCTTATACAGACCAACAGTTCATTTTCCAAGTACGTGATTACATGGATCGCTTTGGTGAAGCAGCAATGAAGGAATTGGGGACCAAGATTGAAACCGATATTTTACGCAACTTCATCTCTGGCGTGTATATCAATGACCCGCAAAATCCAAATTATTGCACACAGACTGCTGCTCAAATAAACAACGGTCCGTATCGTTTTTATGGGGACGGCGTTACTCAAATTAATTCATTTGGTCAGCTCGCTCAGTCCGTAGCAAATTTTGAAGACTACGGGTGCGCCAAAACCAAGACGATAGGCATCCTGCCAACCACCGCTATTCCGCAAATCGTCAATACTGGTTTGCAACAGTTCGCAATGAATCGAAACAATGTAATGGCTAATAGTTGGGAATTGGGCGAATTTGCAGGAGTCAAATGGTATTCCTCAAACCTCCTTCCAACCCAGACCGCTGGCTATGTTGGTGCTGCTGGCAATCCAAATAACATTATTACGGTCGTATCAGTCAATGATAATACTGGCAATAATGTTACCCAGATCACCTTTACTGAGCCACAAGGCTTATCACAGGCAAACCCATTAAATCCGGGCGATTTAGTCCAGTTCAATGATGGTGTAAGCGGTTTTACTAACATGCGGTTCCTGACTTATATTGGCCATGTGATTTGCCAACAGCCTGTACAGTTCCGTGTGATTTCATGCACTGCATCCGTTTCAGGCACATTCACCGCAACCATTCAAACAACGAATGGCGTGGGCTTGGTTTGGGCGCAGAACTTAAACCAGAACTTGAACCAGACCATTCAAGCAGGCATGACATGTACCGTTCTGCCTTCCCATAAGGCTGGTATCTTAATGTCCGGTGATCAGTTCTATTTGGCTATGCCTCAATTACCTGAACAGGAACCATTCCCGACCGTCAATCAACAAGATAAAGACTCAGGGGCTGCAATTCGCCATTACTGGGGCGTACAGTTCGGGCAAAACGTCAGGAGCTACGTGAGAGATTCTATATGGGGCAGCTCATTGGTTTCTGAAAACTGCATGCGCTTAATATTCCCTATGTAGTTGACAATCCCCCGTGAAACAACGGGGGAAATGTTCCACGTAGAACGATTGGATAAACGAATTTAAAGGACTACCAAAATGACTCAAATTTATGACCAAGCAGTTCCGATTGTTAACCTGCCATTTTTATATATCAATGGTGCGATTGCTAGCACTGTTTCTGCCCATACCTCACAGATTTCATTATCTGCTGGTATCATGCGTGATCAATCAAATACCTATGACATGAATATTGGTAATTACAATGGCCAGACAAATGCCTCTGCTACAGCAAATGTCGCAACAATCATTAATTGCGCTGTTACTGGCTTTAATGGATTGGATGTAGGCACATTAGGCGCATCCAAAGTCTATTATATCTATGTTATTTCCGATCCTGTTAGCGGTAATCCAACGGGTGCGGTGGCCTCCCTAGCCGCGCCTTCCGTTGGCCCACTCATGCCATTCGGATATAGCGCTTATCGTCATGTCGATTTTGCCGTGACAAGTTCAGGTTCAGTATTCCTTGCTGGTTATACTTCAGGCAATAATAGCAATCGTAATTTCTTCTATGACGCGCCAATCTCGGTTGGGACAACTGCAAGTTCTGCATCTTATGCAGCAATTGATCTGACAAAATTTGTACCTCTTGTCAATAACCTTCCTGTTTATCTGAATGCAAGTATTTCCGGCACTGCTGGCGATACGTTGAAATTGCAACCGGGTAACGCAACAGGTGATGCGGTGACAATTGAGGCTCAAGTTAACAGCCAAGCGGTTATCCAGCAAGTATTGGTTCTATCTCAAAATACAGTCATCAGTACGGTTAATTCACCTACTATTAATTATAAAAATAGTGGAACGGATACCATCGCTATTCTGGTTGGCGGTTTCAATTTTGCTATCTAAGTAAGATTGGGGAAGCATTATGTTATATCCTGTCTATGAAAGCGTAGATCAGTATCTGGCACAGTCTCCTAATACGAGTACTGTGCCGCCTAATGCTTCTTATCTTGCCTCACAGTTAATCAGCAGGGCATGGAATCTTTCTGGCATCGTCGCAAGGGAATTTGAAACGGTAAGCGGTCAGGAAGGAAGTGATGGATTATATTTACTTAACGAATTACTTGCTGCTAAATCTTACGACCTTAAATTAATTCCTTATTGGGGACGAATAGAATTTAATTTGAAGCAAGGACAAGAGCGTTACTACATACCTAATTTATTTCAGGTTGAAACATTCACTTTTAATATTAGTGAAGTAAGATTCCCGACATTCAACGCAGGACGAAAACAATATTTTGGTGATGGTCGTGTTGACAACATACAATCACTTCCTTTTGAATGGCATTTGGAAAGAGAATTAGACGGATGTTATTTCTATGTTTACTATCTGCCTAACCAACAATATACAGCTAAAATCTCGGGAAAATTTGCATTAACGAATGTTGAATTACAAACTAATTTATCTAAATTGTATGATTTATTTTATATTAGTTATCTACGCTATTGTTTAGCTGAATATCAGTGCTTAGAGTACGATATTTCGTTTGCTCCAGATAAAATGAAAATGAAACAGCAGATGGAGCAAAAACTACTTTATGTTTCTCCACCTGACTTCACGATGAAAAAATTAAGTTTTATGAATACTAATAATCCGTTTAACTGGGCCCATATCAACATTTCTCCAAGCTGGAATGTTTCATAGTTTAAATTTATTTAATAATTAGTTACCAACAACAAGGAGCGTTATCATGGTTACTTCAATCACGCAAGAACAGGGTTATACTGGCTTAAATTTAAAAATTCCCCGTATTGTTACTACTGCTACACTTGTCCAAGTCACTGCTGTTGGATGGTATAACAATACTCAAGTATCAAGTGGTCAACCCGGATTAAATCCACAAGATTTAGTCGCTATTTGTTATAGCTATGGTGCATCTGGCGAAAATACTGAATTATTCAAGGTCAGTATTGCAAATGGTGTCGTGACATTATCCCTTGATGCATCCGGCGTGATATTGCCTGTAGTGTCAGGCCATTTTGCTAATTTTTCTGGGACAACAGGATTAATTGCTGATGATGGATATTTACCATCCAATGCTTCGTTGACAAACGTTGTCATGCAAGATGCTGCTTCTGTCAGTGGAAATATTCCGAAATATAATGATGTGAATGGGACATTGATTGATAGCGGATTAGCAGAAAGTAATATTGTTGCAAAAAATGCGGTTAATACATTTAGTGGCGTAGGCTCCATCATCCTTCCTAAAATAAATGGAACAGAAGCATCCAATGCGGTGACTGCAAGCGGTGTGGCTGGCGTCATTACGACATCATCATTAAGCACGGCTGGTGGTGGTTCTTATGCGATTACTTGGACAAATACAGTAATGACAGCGACATCTGTTGTATTGCTTACTATCGCAGGCGGTACAAATACGACTGAAAATATTACTTTGAAAATTGTTCCGGGCGCAGGATCAGGGACCTTAACTATTTACAACAACACGGTAGCCACGGCGCTTAACGGTACTATATTTATTAGTTATCTTGTTATTTAAGCAAGGATCGTTTCATGGCCAAGGACAGTGCTGCCCGCTATAAGGATTTACCGCTTAAGATGGTGGGTGGCACCCGTTACGGTCGATACCCCAAGGTCTCATCCGAACAAAGTTACAACCTCATTATTTCTGATGGCTTCATGACCCCGTTCGCGGGTTATAAAAATGTCATCACGATTGACCCGCTAGGACAGGGTCGCGGTATTTATGCGAGTACTAAAAACAATCGCATGTTTGCTGTGATTAACTCTACTGTTTACGTGATTAATCCTTACTTGAATTATGCTGCTGCTGTTGGGAATCTTGCGACAACACGCGGCGATAATTGTTTTATTGCTGAGAATAATAACGGGATAGTTTTATTCAGTGATTATGAATATCTGTATGCTTACAGTTATTCAACTAATACGTTAACACAATTGACCAGCACAAAATCCATTATTGCAAATCCCGGATATATTACTTTCCAGAATGGCCGTTTCATTGTTCCTGATACATCAACAAATCTCTGGTATATATCAAACGTAGGTGGCACGACATTTTCTGCAACGTCACAATTTCAGGGCGCATTGCAGACTAAACCTGATACTTGCCAAGCCTGTTTACGGTTCCCCGGTAAAGGAAATTTGATCCTTGTCATGGGCAATGTGGTCACTGAACAATGGCAGGATGTTGGGGCGCAGTTATTTCCCTATCAGCGTACACAATACAGCAATATTGATTATGGGTGCCTGAATGCTGCGAGTATTGACCAGAATGAAAATATTGTTTGTTGGGTAGCAGGAAACGAAAAATCAGGGCCATTCATTTTATTCACGGATGGGTCAGCAATTAAAAGAATCTCAAATGATGGGATAGATTATAAGTTAGCGAATTTGACCGACCCAACAAATGTTTATGGCTACTTATTTCGCCAAGATGGTCATTTGATTTATGTGGCAACATGGCCTACAGACAATATTTCTTACGCTTATGATTTTAACACGCAAGAGTTCTCAACATTAAGCAGTGAGCAAATGGGAGCGTATATTGCTAAGGATGTATGCTATTTTAATGGTCAATATTATTTCGTTAGCATCATTGACGGTAACATCTACCAGATGGGAAGCAATCTTTATACTTATGATTATGGCAATGGCAATGTATTTGAGATACCTCGAATAAGGATACCGCCTCCGATCAGGCTGCCTGACCAATCCCGATTTATCACTGGCTATGCAGGATTTACGATTGAACAAGGCCAGTTTGTTTTTGATGACAGGAATACGCAAAGTTTGCTTGGTACTGAGCAGAGTTATCCTATTACCACGCAAGGCGGTCAGCCTTATGTTGCGCCGATCTATAGCCCTCCCAATCCTCCTTACACGCCTTATTCGTTGAATGGCTCACAGCAATATATCGGATTGGGTTATAATTTCAGGAACAATGTTCCAAGGGTTGATTTGTCACTCTCTAAAGACGGTGGGGTCAATTATGGGAGTGATGTCTCAATCCGCATGAGGGCGCAAGGTAAAAGACAGAATAGGCTCATGTGGTGGAGATTGGGGGCAAGTAATGAGTTGTACCTCCAACATAAATTTTTTGGTTTTGGTCGCTTCCTTTTTTCGGATGGGATTTGCGGGGTATATCAATGATCGTAATCCCCGTACCAAATAATCCTCAAATGGTAGACAAGGAAGGAAATTCCACCTCTGACTGGGGGAATTTTTTTGATCAAAATATCCAGCAAATGCAGATTAATTTAAGTGACGAAGGTTTTGTTATTCCTTCTGTTTCAAGCGCTAATAATTCGGTTAATCCTCCCGCATCAGGGGGGCAATTGGCTCAAGTGCAAGCCAGTTATGGACAGCAGACAGGCGCACAGTTAGGGACATTAATTTATGATCCCAATACGAATCAACTTAAAGTATTATTGAGTGATGGAACGTTTCACGCGATAACAACATCATAAGGATTATGATATGGCTTACGATTGGGGTGGAGGTATTTCAAGAGGTGGAGAGGGTGCAAAATCAGGATTTGCAGCTGGTGGCCCGTGGGGAGCAGCAGCAGGTGGTGCATTAGGCTTATTAAGCGGTTTTATTCCTCAGAAAGACCCTTTCAAGGAAGCGAATAAATACCTGGACCAGATTCCTGATGAGTTAAAGCAATACTTAATGCCTTACATTAAATGGGGCAAGCAAGCGCATCATAAATTAAATGATTTAAGCAATGAATATAGAAGTGAATATGAAGACCCCAATGCGATAATTTCACGCATTGGCGCGGGCTATAAAGAATCACCCGGCTATCAATGGCGATTAAATCAAGGCGAGAACGCCATTAATAATGCCGCAGCCACGAATGGCATGGCTGGCACTGCTCAACATCAGCAACAAGCTGGTGAACTTGCCGATAATCTTGCATCGCAGGATTATGAAACATTCCTGAATCATGCGTTAGGATTGCGCTCAGAAGGGCTTACAGGCAGGGGCGATATTGAAAAAGGGTTCTTTAATACTGGAGCAGGCGCTAGTGGTAGTTTAGCTGCGAGCCTTGCGAATTTACTCAAGAGCCGTGCTTATCTAGGTTATGAGAATGCAAAGAATAAAAACAAGCAATTGAATGACGCTCTTTCCAGCGTATTTTCTATGGGTGGAAGTATGGGCGGTGGTGCTGGTGGTGGTGGTAGCGGTGGTGGATCATCAGATTTTGGAACATGGGGATGGTAATTAATCATGGCTGACTTTCCTGTTTTTGATATTGATCCTAGGATATTTGAAAAACCCACTTTGGAAGAAGGGGGATTCGGTGGTGTGCTTTCAAATGCTATTGCCAAGAGACTGGCTAGGGCGAAAATGCAAGAAGCTGAAAAAGAAGCGCCTTATGCTGGATTGGCAAAATTGGCTTCTATTCTTTCTCAAAGCGCTTATGCAAATGCTGTCACACCTCAATTTCAGGCAAAATTATTAGGCATACCGGGCGCTATTGCCAATCTTAAAACCCCACAATCAACGCTTAATAATCTTGAAAAATATGGACAGACGGGCAGTACTGGCAATGTCATGCAGGATTATATTAATCGTGAATTGTTAAAGATTGCACAAGGCAATCAACCAACTGAGCCGGGATTCTTGGGGACGATTGGAAAGGGGATTAAAAATATATTCATGGGAGGCAATCAAGAGCAACCTATGGCGAGTGCTGAAGCTCCTATTGTGACAGGCTATAACGAAGGAACGCCTAATCAGCCACAAACACAACGATTTGCGCCTGTTAATGCTACACAGCCCAATCCTTCTGGTAGATCACCAGAAAGCTTGGCATATAGCACAAATCAGGCATCTGCTAATAGGACAGTTTCTAAAGGCACTGAACAAGGTAAAAAAGAGGGCGAACAACAAGCAGCTTATGGTGAACAAGCTGAATCCATCACTGGGCAACAAAAGTCATTAAAGACATTGAATCGGGTATTTCAAGATCCTGAAATTGAAAAAATATCTGATGTGCCTTTTGCTTCCCAAAAATCCATACAATGGTATAAACAGACTGGCACGCCATCCCAAAAATACAAATTGGGTTTAATGGATTCAGCCATGAATACTTACATTACTTCATCGCTTAAGATGTTTGGTTCAAGAGCAACTGATACTGATCTTAATTTTATAAAAAATGATTTAAAGCCATCAAGTGATGACACGATGGATGTAAGAAAAGGTAAATGGATTGCATTGCAAGAATATACAGAAGCAAAAGCGCAACAAATAAAACTGGCTGATAAATTTATGAGCCAAGGCATGTCCAAAACTGAGGCTGAATTTAAAGCGGCTGACATGGTTGATACTGATGCAATCAGGGATAATGCTTACAAGGCAATTTATCCTGAAAAAGTAAATGCTAATGTTAAGAATGAAGCAAGTGAAAAAGGTTATACAAGAACCATGTGGACACCTCCTGACCCAGTTACGGGTAAAAGACGTAAAGCATTGGTTCATGAAGAAGATGTTAAAAATGCATTAAAAGAGGGCTGGAAAGATGCCTGAGATAAGAGCTATCTATTTAGATGAACCTCAAGAAATGCAATCTACTCCTAAAAAATCTTCTGTTCGTTTTAAAGAAGTGCCAGAGGAAGAAGAAAGTTTTCTCAAATCATATTTAATGGCAAACCCTAGAATGGCTAAAGATTTAGGGGATGCCATTTTAGATAGAATGAAAAAAATACCTGAATATGCAGAAAGTGCAAAAACAGAGATACCGGGATTCTTTGAACTTCCAGCAGATAAAGCAAGAAATCAAGCTCGCGCTGGATTAGCTGAATTTGGTGAAACTGTTTTTAATTTACCTCACGATTTCATTAATTATGCAACGAATAGATTGCATTTATTCCCAAAAGATATTAACGAAAAAGTCCAGATGGCAAGAATGCCAGCCGATACTCAGGAACTCATTAACCAGAAATTTGGTAAACCTGAATACCCGGGGGAAGGGTTCTCAAGAGGTCTGGGAAAGCATGTAAATGATGTGCTTGCCTTAGGTGGTTTATCAAAAACATTAATGCCTTATCTTGACCCCCGAAATATACCAAGGTCATTAAAAGATACCTCTAAACTTGAAAGCCAATTAGTCAGGGCTGAGGAAGATGTTGCTGGCGCTGAAAGTCTGGAACAACAAGAAAAGAATGCTGCAATGAAGGCTGGTCACGGCACAGGGAATGTTTATCTTCTTGAAGGTAAGGCAAATAAAGCTAATAAAAAATTAAATGATCTATACGCACAATTAAATGAAGCCCCTCCAAAAACCTATGCTGAACAATTAAAGGCAGGTGAGGATTTAGCAAAATATCACCAGGAATATAATGATGCAAAAGCAGCATTAGATCAGGCAAAATCCGCTTCTGTTCAAGAAGTAAAAACGTCTAATCCAGATATTATTCAAAATAAGATTAATGAAAAACAGGCGAAACTTGATCAATTAACTAATGATATGAAAAATGGCAGGCCTGTTACTGACGAACAATTAGGTCAGGCTCAAGTTGAGCTTGATGCAGCCAAAAATGAATTTGAACAAAATAAAAATTATGCTGAAAGCAATTTTGGTTCATCAAAGGAAAATGCATTACAATTAAAAATTAATAATAATGCTAACAAAATAAATGAGCTAGAATCAAAGCTAACGAATCAAAAAGAAACTCCTGTTGAATCCGCATTAAATGAAGAAAATCCTACTTTTGAGCAAAAGAAAATTCCCAATATTTCAGAATATGCTGAAAATGAAAAACGATCAACTTCCTATCATGAAAATGCACAACAAATGGTTAATCAGGCTGAGGGTCAAATAGCCCATCATGTTAATGAAAATGCCAATCATGCAGTCAGGGCATCAAAAGAAATGAAAAATGAAATCACTTCAATCAACAATTATTGGAGTGATGCTTATAAAGCATTAACTGATAAACTCAAAAAAAGTAAGTTCAACCTGACTAATAGAATGCCTGATATTGATGAGTTTTTTATCAGTACTGATAATGGTGAATTGATTGATTTATTAAAAAAATCCCCTACTACAAAAGATGTGTCAGCCTCTGATTTCATGACTAAACAAAAAGAATTCAGGGATGCCAGATATGATTTATTGAAACGAGCAAAAGAAGAACCCAATGCCTCCAAAAGAAGGGAATTATTTGATGCTTACCAAAAATCTGAGCGTGTAGATAGAATAATCAATCAAACATTGCAGGATGGGCTTGGCGAATATTTGCCAGAATATCAAAGAGTAAATAAGGGATATAGTGAGCAAGTCTTTCCATTAAGGGAAAATCCCATAGCCAATAAAATCATGGAAGGGAAACCCATGTCATCTGACATTGCCCATGAATTAGCTGGTGATATGGAAGGACAAACATTATTAAGGGAAATTGCCTCACGAAATAATGAAGTCAAACGCAATATTATGGGGCAGCAATATAAAAAGGGTGGAAAGGACAAATCAGGTTTTTATAATCCTGATGAATCAGTTCGGGAATATTTAAACACAATGCCTGATTTGAATAGGTTAATGGGACGAAGGGAAAGCGCTATTAATTCTGCTTCAGAATCGAAAGTTAACTTAGATAGATCTAAAGCATTACATGAAGAAGCAAAGGTAAGTAATGCCAGGATTGAAAAAGAAAACGCCCAGATCGAAAAAGACAGGATTAAACATGAAAAAGAACAAGTAGAAAAAAAAGAAGCTAGACGTTTGGCGGAAGAAAAAGAAAAGGCAAAAATTGCCAAACAAAAAGAACAGGATTTGAATGAAATAAAGGCATTACAAGAAAAAAATACTTTATTGGGTGGTATTAAACAAAAATTAGCTGAATCATCTGAGAAAAAAGGAAAACTTGAGTCCTATTATAAAGAATTAAATGATTTAAAAACACACCACGAAAATACTCATCAATCCATGAATGAGATTAATCAGGATTTTAAAGTATTGAACAAGCATTTAGATGCTATTAAAAGCGCACAGGAAAAAGTTAAGGGAATTAATAAGCCTGAAAAAGTTGCTATTGGGAAAGCTCCTGATATTAAAAAAATGAAACAGGAAATATCAGATTTGCATGAAAAGTTAGCTGGCCTTGATGAGAATATCAAGAAATTACATGAAGCCAAAAACAATACTGATTTAAAATTATCCAAGAAATTAGAGATACAGAAAACATTGAATGAAGCAATTGCCATGCGGAAAGAAGCCAGAAGGCGGTTAAAGGTTGCCGGGACAACGATTACTGGGTTAACTGCATTTCAGTTTCATCCCACAATAAAAGATTATTTATTGAATAGGAAAAGTAATGAATCAAGAACATAAATGGTCGATAATACCGAATAGTAAATATGTTAAGACTAGCCAGATGATGAAAGTTAATATCATGGTTTAATTTCTCCTCAATTTGTGGGGAATATAATATAATTTATACACGGAAGCAACTTATTCAAGGAAAGAATAATGGCAAACATTGATCCGCGCTTTTACTGTACAAGTGATCTTGAGGAATACATGGTTGATAATTCCTCCGGTTTGCCATTATCGGGCGGTATTATCTATTTTTACTCAGATGTAAATCGAACTAGCCTTAAGCCTGTTTACCAGTTGACTGGTTATCCGGGAAACTACACTTATTCGCCTTTAAACAATCCCTGTACCTTATCAAGCTCTGGCACGTTTCAAGATGGTTTAGGTAACAATATTGTCCCATACTACTATCCGTTTACTGGTACACCAGAACAAAATACAGGTGTTCAAGAACTTTATTATGTTGTTGTCCTAAACTCTGGATTTGTACCGCAATTCACTCGTCAAGGATGGCCGCAGGCAGCGGGTGCGCCGACCCCTCCTGTAGCTGAGGATGAGATTGATAATTTCATTCCTAACGGCCAATTTTTGGCGCATAACAATATTATTTCAGCGACTGAACCGCCTAGAGTATCACTCACCTTTACTCAAGTGAGCGGAAGCGTTCCTGTCTACGCCCAAGCAATTGCTCAAGGCGGATGGAATTTTACTTATTCGCAAGGTTCTACTGCTACTTTTACCAATTCATTCCAGACCATTCCTCCATCTGGTGGATGGGGCATGAATTCTTTCCCCCGCTATGCCTTCCAGTTTGTTTGTTCGGCCATTGGGAACGTCCCACAATACCGTGATTTACGCATTATCTGGCCTGACGTGAATAAGTTTTCCTCTGGCAATCCTCCGGGGTCAACTCCTTATACGCTATTTTTTGATGCAAAAAGCGGTGACGGGAATGCTTATACATTTACCCTTTACCAATTTTATTATTATGGTACGGGTGGAAGCCCGGGCGATTATTACGAATCAGCGCCTATTGCAACAATTACTATTGGGCCAAGCGGGAGTTTTGTCTCGCATAATATCAATAATATATTTTTCCCTGCTAATGAAGGCTCAATTGGCACGAATAATGACGATCATTGCGGCCTTGCATTAAGAGGCCCTGCTAGTGGCTGGAATGTGGTTCTTACGGATTTTTTAATGACTGAAGGCACCGCAACCTTTACCTCTTTTCCCGTACAAACCAATGACCAGATGCTATCAAGAGGTGTCGCTGGATGGATGCCGACCCCTGACCCATACGGTAATGATATGTACTTGCCGCTTATATTGACACCTCAAGGCATGACTTTTGACCATTCTATTATTGGTACGGTAAACGCAAAATTTACGACTACGCCGTTTAACAATGAATTACTGTGTTATGTGTCTGCTTATCTGGTAGGCGCATATTCAGCAATTGGGATACCTTATACGCGATTGTTTGCCAAGTTCTTTAATACTTCTACCAATATATACCCTTTTGGCTCAGGCGCATCATTTA